TCATGTGTTTATATAACACACACAACAGGAGAAAATTATGTTGAATACTTCTTTAATCAACCGTCTCATCAGCCTTGAGGGAGTTGTAGACGCGATGTTTAAGATCGAGGCGCCAGATATCGCGGCCGCTTTAAAGATCTGCATCAGTGACATCTTTTCAGATATGATCAAAAAACATGGTGAAGATCTTGAAAGACAATTCATTTTTGATCAAGAGATTGAGAATAGAATTAAGGATCTATCCGGCCAGAAATCATATGAAAGCGTCAAGCAAATCAAAGAAATCTATGATCAACTGAAGGCCAAAAAATGAGAGAGTTTTCAGTTTATAAATTGCATGTGTCAATGGATGCCTTTAAAGGTGATTCCGTTTGCCTTCACAATTTTTTCAAGACAATTTGTCTAGTCAAGAACTCCGGCGCTTTCACTTACAAAAGTACTGATGCTGGCTTTGCTATCGGCTCAACAACATCAAATATTATCCTTGATGTATGCATTGATGACTATGAATATACAAACGAATATTTTGATCTGATGCTAGACAATAAAACCATCTCAATGAGATATCTTGTTGAAAAAATGGTGACCATCTCTTTAAAGGTGGTCCGCAATCGTGCCTACTGCAAACAAGTTTTAGCTGCGCAAGATCCAGAAAAGGAATTGATCAAGCTGGCAAATAAATTTTACAAAACACTTTACATTTCAGCAGTGGATAATCTCCATCGCACAAAGAGAGTCTTAAAAAATGCTCAATAGAATGCACTTAATTGGCCGAGCTGGCAGTGATCCACAAATCAAGAAAATCGGTGAAAAAGATCTTGCTACTTTCTCCGTTGCCTATTCCGAACGATACAAAGATCAAGATCAAGTCACTTGGTTTAATTGTGAAGTCTGGGGACAACTTGCCAATCTCGTCTCAACTCAACTTAAGAAGGGGGATAAGGTCACCGTTATCGGCAAGATCCAGATCAACCAACATGAGGGAAAGACTTATGTCAAACTTGTTGCCAGTGAGATTATCTTTCTATGAAAATCAAAGATAGAAAATCAATCCTCAATCTGTATGTGTCAACAAAATTGATCAGCCTTCTAGATGCTTTCAGTGATAGGCACTCTATCAAAGTTTCAAAGCTGGCTGAAAAGCTGATGCTTGACGGTCTCAATAAGTCTGATCTTGATCAAGTCTTATCTATCGATGATGATGATGCTATTGAGAAGATCACTACTAAAATCATTCGGGAGTTAGATCATGGCGAAAAGTAAACCATCCACAACAGCCGATAAAATCGTTAAAAATGATATGGTTGATTCTAAAGCCGGCAAAAATAGCACTGCACTGACAAAAAAGCCAGAAGACAAGTCAGAGGTTGCAAAGAGAAAGAGGCTGATCTCAACTGAGCAAGTGCTTGATTTTATCTCTCAAGGCTTATCCCAAACTGACGCTTTATCTCTTGTTGGTATTGCATATAGCACTTGGAATGGATGGATGAAATCTGATCCGGATTTAGTGGCAGACATCAAACGAGCTGAAATCTCATTGAAGATCAAGCACCTTCAGAATATTCAGCGTCATTCTGAAAGCGATGTGCGTGCATCTCAATGGCTACTCGCTCGCAAGTTTCCATCAGAGTTTGGAGAGAAGTCAACGATTGATATGAATACAAAATCAGATGATAGCAAAGTAATCATCAATGTTATTCAGCAGGTGCAAAAAGAGAAGCATGCTCAAGTCATACAAGTAACGCACGAATTGCCAGAAGAAATTGACGATGAAGAAGACTGATATTGAGCTCAAACTTAATCCCTTGCAAATCGATCTGATCGACAAATTGATTTATTCCCATGATCCATTTATTGCCGTTAGAGCTGGCTGGGGTAGTGGTAAGACATCTGCTTTAGTATTCGCTCTATGGACCTGGTCAAGCATCCATCCAAACAAGTCATCTCTTTTGATCACCGACACGGCGCCGCGCTATCGATCGGTCTTAGGTCCGGAAATTGAAAAGTGGCTTGTGCCTTATGGTTGGATATACCACCAGCAAGAAGGCAAGTGGACGGCTCCAAATGGTCATGTTGTTTGGTGCAGATCCTATTTCAGACCAGGTACAAGAGACGCAACACACAATCCACTTGAAGGCCTTAACATAACTTCAGGCCTTGCGTTAATTGATGAATGTCAAACTCTATCTGAAGAAGTTGCTCAGAAGACTTTAGGCCGTCTCCGATCTGGACCATCTCCTAAATTGGTTATGGTTGGCCTGCCAGTTTGGGGAGCTTGGTGGGTAGACTTTGCAGAAAAAGCAGGATGCTCACCAATCTTCTATTCAAGCCATGTCAACAAAAACAATCTATCTGAAGCATGGTTTGAGGCAGTCAAAAACCTACCGGAAGCTGAACGGCTGGCAATGGTGGAAAATCAGCCAAAGCCTCCTCAAGGTGTTGTCTTTAGTGAGTGGACACTAAGTCACATTATAGATGATTGGCAGTATCAGCCTTCTATGAGCGCGAGAATTGTTGTTGACTTTGGCTTTAGAAAGCCTTCGGTTTTGATCTTGGCTCATGATCCATCTTTAAATGCTGAAGTGATCTGCGCTGAAATCAATCCTCAAGAGATCACATTGTCAGACCTTGCCAAAGAGATCTTAAAGATTGCTGCACCTAGGGATCTGGCTAAGCACTACCCCGGCCGTATCTTGCTTGATGGTGCATCAGGTGATAAGGCCGGCTCAGCTAGATCAGATCGCACTGCTCTATCTGCCTTCCATGAGCTGGCTAAGCCACCGGCGCAAGGTGGGATTGGTATGCCTTTTAGGTGGTCAACTGATCCAATACGAACGGATATCTTAAACGGCGTTCAAAGAGTTAAAAGACTCATCCATCAAAGGCGAATTCTATGCACCAAAGAAGTTTGGGACAAAGGTGGATCAGCTCAAGGCAATTCCTTCCGAAAGGCAATCTTATCATATGCTTGGGATGGCAAAGAGATGCCAAAGAAAGACGGGAAGGAAGATCCACTAGACGCGCTCAGATACGATGTTATCAATTGGCTTTGGCGTGATAGTGAGATACTGCCAGATAAGCCAATCCCCTCAACTTCTCTGACGGTCAAAAAAAAGATCGATCTTGTACAATCACATATCAAAGCGATGAGGAGTCATTAATGTTAGAAGAGAATAAGATCCACTTAGGCGATTGCCTTGGCCTCATGCCATCCATTCCCAGCAAGTCGATTGATATGATCTTGTGCGATTTGCCTTATGGAACGACGGCCTGCGAATGGGATTCAATCATTGATATGACTAGACTTTGGCAGGAGTATGAGAGAGTGATTAAGGATAACGGCGCAATTGTTTTGATGGCTTGCAACGAATTTACTTTTACTTTGTACAATAGCAATCCAAAGATGTTTAAATATCGGTGGATATGGAAGAAGTCATTAGCTACCGGATTTCTCTTAGCAAAGAAGCAGCCTATGAGGAATTTTGAGGATGTACTTGTGTTTTACAAGAAACAGCCTACATATAATCCTATTTCCTTCAGAAAAGGGAATGCTAGGAAAAGAGAATATAAAAACATCTCACACAAAGAGATATATAACTTTAATCAAATATCTACTGAAACACATGAAAACAGACGGCCAACAACTGTCTTAGAATTTACATCTGCCAACACTGGATCAACTATTGGAGGATCAAGCATCCATCCAACACAAAAACCGGTTGCACTCTTTGAATACCTAATCAAGACCTACACCAACGAAAACGAGTTAGTCTTAGATAACTGCTCAGGCAGTGGCACCACCGCCGTTGCCTGCATGAATACCAATAGGCGTTTTATTTGCATTGAGAGGGATGAGACCTATCACAAAAAGAGTCTTGAGAGACTGGCAAATCATGAACCGCTGTTGCACATGCTTTCTGCATATAAATGAATTGAAAATGTGCAGAAAGGAGACACATGATGCACAAAGAGATGACTGATGATGAGAGAGTCTTGATGATCGAAGCAATGATTGAGCGGGGGGAGGTCTATCATGGTTACAAAAATGAGATAAGAGTTGCTTGCGCTAAGCAACACAAAAAACGAACATCATGCACCAAAGAGAAGTTTATGAGCGCTTATTCTCCCGAATTGCCTTGGCGAGTGATAGCCGAAAAACTCAAGATCAGTGAGTCTTTTTGTCTCAAGCTTAGTCATGAATACCTGGATTATAGACGGCCATCCGTTTGGATAAAGGTGACTGATGAGCAAATCATTCAAGCATTCAAAGACCATGCTGGTGACAAGCTGATCACCATCGCAAAAAAGTTAAATATTCATTCCAGCTCATTGCTAGCCAGAGCAAGAAAATTGAAGATAAGACCATGAGAAAAGATATGACTTCAGATGAAAGAATTTTGATGATCGAAGAAATGATCGAGCGGGGGGAGGTTTATCATGGCTATCGTGCGAATAAATACCCATCAACACTTCCAGAGACCAGCAAATCAAGTGTAAAGTACAAACCTAGAACGGCGGTTGAATGCTCCAAAGACAAATTCATGAGCATCTATTGTGCTGAAAAAAGCTGGGATACTATGGCGCAAGAGTTGGGGATTAGCCGGCAAACTTGCATCAGACTGGCCATTAAGTTTGGGATTGATGCAGGTGCAAAAGAGCGAGCTTATAAAGTACCGGATTCACAAATCAAGCAGGCCTTGATTGATCTTCCAGCAAAGGGATTGACTGGCATCGCAAGGGAATTAAATATGAATATTAATTCCTTGAGATATAGGATGAAAAGGCTTGAAATGATATGGTAGCTAAAAAATTATTTGATGAATTTGATTTCCCCTTTGTTGATTATGAGGATGCTGATCTATCAGATCCAGAAGAGATTAAAAATCAAATCAACCTTAGATTTTATATGATTGAAAGATACATGCATGAAAAGACATCTGAGCAGGTACTAAAAGAGATCTGCGATCTGGCGTCTTTCATCTTGTATTTGCCTTACGAATTATCAAATCTATCACTCAATCAAAAGACTTACTTCTATTGTATTTTAGAGGGATGCAGACATTATCGTTGGTATCTAAATCTAACAACCGAAGAAAGACTAAACTTGAAAAAAACCTATCTGGCATCTTTTGGGATAAGAAAATGAGAAAATACATACGAACCGATGGAGAGAGAAGAAACATCTTTGAGGTTTTGGCAATGCTTGAGTGGGAGCCAGATCCGAGGCTTATGGATTTAGAGGCTAGGCTTATGGCTGGAGAATTTGATGAGACTCAAGTGCGATTTGACAACAATCCATTTAAGGGAAGCAAGAAGCAGATGAAATTTCTTTGCGATCAAAAATTGACTTGGGAAAAGATCGCTGAGATGTTTAGCGAGACCGAAGCGAGATGCATTGCGTTTGCAGCTCAAAACGGTATCAAAAAAAGATCATGTGTTGGTAGGCCAAAGATCACTGATCCACAAAAGAAGATTGAGAATAAAATTAAGTATTATGAGCGAGTTTCTCCATCAGCAGAAAAACTTGATCAGCTCATGATTTTATACGGTGGATTTATTGGATTGCTGGCATTCAAATTAAATAAACCGTTTAGCATTGCCAGAAGCATTTTAAAGTATCGTGGTAAATATCGTGCTTGGCTTAAATATAACTACTATCTTGGCAGAGGTGGAAAGCCTAGAGAATTGATCATCAAAGAGATAGATTGATCTTTTTAATCTTATCTTCTACTCTATCCAATCGATCAGCCAGCTCATTATCACCGATCAAGATTTTAGTTTGATCTTTGGCTTGAGCATCAATCTTGCTTTCTAGAATGTTAATCTTCTTCTCAATCTCTTGTCTCTCAAAGTCACATACCAAAGCATGATCCTTATCTTCTCTCTCTTTTTTCTGCATCTTCTGAAACATCAAGACTACAAGAATGATCAAGGCTAACGGGGTATTGTCTTTGGTGATTTTCATGAGCTGCTGAAACTGATCAATCTCTGGCGGTAGCTCAATGAGCGATTGCGTTTGAGCTGGTGAAGGTGCATCAGCTTGAGCGATGAGCATTTGATCTTCTGGATATAAAAACATATCTTCTTCTTTCTGATAAATGAATTGGTCTGGTACCATCTTTATTTTACCGTCTTTTTTAAGTAGCTTTTCAATTCTTTTTTCTGAGTAGTGGATGACTATCTTTGAGCCTTCTAGAAACTCACAATCTTCCAATTCATATACTTGACCTTTGAAAAAGATCTTGCCGGAAGTAGTGATAAAAAATTCATCATTTATCTTGCACATATTTTCACCTTGAGCGTGTTTATCAATCCGGTTGCTTTATGTTTCTAGGTGCAGTTTTTCTTGCTTTCTGCACCTAGTTTTAAATTTTATTTGATATAATCATATTTTGTGCAATAAGATATAAGTTAATTGATTAAGGTGAACAAATGACCGCATACCCATATATGACCATGACAAGATCAACTCAAGAGATGCCGTATCTATCTCAAGAAAGACCACATTTTCAATCTTATGGGATCAGTGGAACATCTATTCAAGGCGGGTATATCACTGGCAAGGAACAAAATCCGGCGCTATCTGGTAGATCATGGACCAGAGAAGCGGAGGATATGCTGGCCACTGATCCAATCATCAGACGGTCTTGGAGCTTGGTCAAACAAACTTTGTTATCTGCAAAGTGGGAATTTAAGGCTGGCAGAGACGGCGATCAAACCAGTGAGGAGCTTGCCAGATTTGCCAATGAAGCATTCGGATTTAAGGGGTACCCTGGGATGATGGAATTGTCTTTTGAAGATCAATTGAATTATCTTCTGGAATTCATTCCTCATGGCTGGAGATATGCAGAAGAAATTTATTGTGTTGCTAAAGACTCACTAGGAAAAGAGAAGGTCTTTCTCAAAAGGTATGCTGACCGTGAGCCTTCATCTCATCAACAATGGTTATCGGCTGACAAGCAGAATTTAGATGGTGTTATTCAAATTATGGTCGGCGGGGTAAATCCCGAACCTATTCCAGCGTCGAAACTTTTACTTTTGACTCTCAATAGAACCGGATCAAACTTTGAAGGGATTGGCTTATTAAGGCCATGCTGGTGGTGGTGGAAAGAAAAACAAAGATCTGCCACTCTCATGGCCATCGGTTTGGAGAAGTGGGCCGTGCCTACTCCAATTGTCAAAGTCAATCGTCAAGCAATCGATCAGATGGGAATTTCAAGCGGTGATGTTGAGGCAATGATCAATGAGGCTCAGCAACAAGCGCAGGCTTATGTTGTGCAGGAGCAAAGCTATCTAGTTGAAAACAATATCGTTTCTTTTGACACCTATGGAGGATCAGCCGGCTTTGATGCTGGCGGCGCTTTACAAGTCATTCAAGAGTGCGACAATCAAATCTCTCAAGCCTTCATGGCTCAATTTATGAATTTGGGAATATCCGACACCGGATCAAGATCAGTCGGTGAAGTGCATCTATCCGTTTTTAGAAGAGCGTGTATCAATTTTCTTGACCTGGTGGCCAGTGCAATCAGTGGACAAGATAGACGGGGAGGCGGCACAATTGGCCGTCTTATTCGTTGGAATTATGGAAACATCGAGACAACAAAACTCCCCCGCTTAGTGCATACCGGCCTAGATGCTGATGCACTTGCAGACGCTTTGATCTCATTGCCTTCTTTAGTACAAGCTCAACTACTGACGCCAGATGATGATCTTGAGCGTGCTATCAGACAAAAGATCGGCGCCGGTCAGTTGCCAATGGAGGCCACTAGAACCGCACAAGATCGAGCAGTTGCACAAAATCCAGCCTTGGCGATGGCTGAAAGATTGCGAGCTATCAGATGAATGAAAAACAAATCTCTTTGGCAAAACAAAGATTGATGAATAGACGCTTTGGCGCTTATCTCAATGCTCCTAAAAAATATGAGGGAATTGATTTTACTCCACCTCAAGGGGTAAGAGACGCAGCGATCAGGGCACTAAAGAAACGGGCTGAGCAACCACCTTCAAAGCGTGGCATGACGGCGGTGGGTATTGCTCGAGCAAGAGATTTATCAAATGGAGTCAGCCTATCACCAGAGACCATTAAAAGAATGGTGGCCTATTTTACAAGACACGAAGTCGACAAACAAGGCTCCACTTGGGAAGAGTATGGCAAGGGAAGGCAGGCTTGGGATGGTTGGGGAGGTGATGCAGGTTTCACTTGGTCAAAGAAGATTTTAGCACAAATGGAGAGAGCCGATGCGAAAGAGAAAGCATTGTCAGAGACTTCCATGCAGGCCGCCAATCGTACTGACTTTAAGACATTTAGAGAAAGAATCCGGTTGGGGGAAGTTGCTTTATATCCAGGACAAGACATTAAAGTGCTTTCTTTGGGTAAGGTCAACAGCCGGATCAACGGCGAGACTATTCAAGAAATTTCAATTGATATCTTGCAAGAGATGGTAAGAGTTTTTAAAGATAGAAAAGAGACTGATCCGGTCATCATTGACTGGAATCATCAATCATCTCCCTTTATGAATAACGGACCAACGGCGCCAGCTCAATCCATGGCGTATGGTGAGATTGCAGATGTGTATATCAAAGAAGATGCACTTTTTGTAAAGCCACTATATACTCAAGCTGGTCTTGATCTAGTGAAGGCCAGTGAAGGCGTTTTATATCCATCACCAGAATTCTTAGTTGGTGAAGTCTTTGCAAGAGAAGGCGATCCGAAGCCGAT